CGGAGTATGGCCCTGCCTACCTTTCCAATAAAGTTATTTGTTAGATATTTTTAGTTATATCTAAAATAGCTTCTACTTCTTCCCAATCTTCATTGTGATTTAACCAATCACCTTTATATGCTATTTTAATAGCTTTATTAATGACTGCTGGTTTTACTTGCAGTTCTTCGGCAACTGCTTTCACAGTTTCTTTTAAACTTTCTCGTAAATCATCAATTTCACGCATTACTGTACCGCCTTCTTTAATTAATGATTCTAATTTTCTTGCCTCTTCAGGCCCGTATGCACGACTCATATTATTTCCTTATTAAGTTTGTTGTAAAAGTATATTATATTATATTTTGACGTATTTGTCAAGGATTAAAAGATTGTGGTGGAATAAATCCACCACGTATTGATATTATCTATTTTCGATTGTTGCTAAGATATCACGTAATTGTGCAATTGATTCCGAAACTGATTGACCAGTATTTGCAATTGCTTTATCAGGTACAAAATTAAACCCAGGAGGTGGAGTTAATCCGGCTTGTGTTGTTAATGCATTATATGTATATTTACCAATCAATCCATCTACTGTTAGTCCATTTTTTTCCTGAAATGCTCTAATTTCTGCATCGGTAGTTGGCCATTCAGTAGGTTGTTCTTCAGAACTATCATATTCAGTATTGTCGGGTTGTTCTTCAGAACTATCATATTCAGTATTGTTAGTTTCATCATTTCCTGGATATATTGCATCCAGAATTTTTGAAGTTACTTCTTCTGCTTTATCGCCCATATAATACTGAGAAGCAAATCCACCTGCCAATGCACCTATTATTGCACCAGGCCCACCGGTAACAGCGCCAGCTATGATAGCACCAAATATAGTTCCAACCCAAAATACCCCAATATCAGTAATTAATCTAGCAATAATTCTAGTAGCCGCCTCGTTCCATTGTTCTTTTGATAAAGATGGTGGTAACTTTGTTATTTCCGTATATGCTTCCCACACCAAATATACATAATTTGCAATAGGACCTAATTTTGTAACAGCGTTTGTAAAACTAAATTCATTTAATTGTTGATTATATTCATAACCAAAACTTTCAATTAATTCTTTTGAGATATTGGTTTGTTTCATTTCTTACCCTTAGGAACACAATTAGGCACGGTTTTGTTACCTTTCTTTTTCATTCCTATTTGTTTGTAATCTTTCCAACATGATTCATTTGTTGGTTCTGGTAATAGTTTTTGTTCACCAACTATTTGATCATAGTTATCCATTGTCAATGTATCACCATGTTCACTTAATTGAATTAACATTTCAGTTACATTATGTAAATCCATATCTGTTTTAGCATCTTCACGTGCATATTCAAACAATCTAATTATTAATGGAATATCTAATTTAATAACATCTGGTTTATTTTCATATGGTTCTTCGTCTAAACTAAGATGTCCACCATTTGGTAAATTAGATTGTAATCCAGGCCCAGCACCTGGTTTAAATCCAGGATTTGGACTAGCAAGACGATTAAAGTTTTCTTTCATCTGAACCCTCTCTGCAATTATTTTTGCATATTGGTTCATTAGTTGACGTTTTTCAACTTTTTCTTTCTGAATAGATTCTTCTGCTTCTGCAAAATATTGTTTAAACAGTGATGGTGTAGGTTTTTCTTTTATGACAGGTTCAGAATAGTGTTGCATAGCCATTTGTACAGGAAGTGCAACCTTATGAGGGTTTGCACCCTCATTGATTATAGACATAAATTTCTTCATATCATTTGAACCTTCTACAGGCATTGATGAAGCACCATCTAGTGCCTGTAAAATTTTTTTCATATCCATAGACTTATCCGTTTAAGCGAGTCAAGAACTCTTTCATACGTTCTAAATCAGCTGATTCATTTAGATCTTCATATTTTGCTTTTTTGGCATGTTCCGCTGCACGTTTTTGTAATTTGTCATAAGACTGAATTTTTTTTGCTTGATTTGATACTTCATCATCAGCGCTAGGATCGGTAAATGCTCTTTCATCAGCATCGGCGAGTTTTTCTGCTGCTTTCTCTTTTTTAGCTTGTAACCTAGCATCAACTGCCTTGTAATTTTTTTTTGTATGTCTACGTTTTGGTTCTTCATCTTTAGTTTTTGACCATGGATTAAGATTTAATTCATCTAACTGTTGGTCTTCTTCGTAAACACCTTCTCCAAATGCCATTTCAGTATTTTCTTTAATGTTTTTCCACATTGCGGCTGCTGCAATTCTCTTACCTTTTTCACCACCGCCAGCTTTTTTGGCTACTTTTTCAAAGTTTTTACCTGGTTTACCAATATCGCCGCCTTTCTCAGCTTTTTTAACAACTGCTGATTTTGTAGCTTTTGATAATCCAGCACTTGGTGTGCCTGCCTCGTACATGTCACCAGAAACCCTGGTTCCTCTTGATCTGGTCAGTATTCTAGCCTTATCCGTTTTTATGTCGCGATTTAGGTTTGGAATATCTTGTTTATTGGCTGTTGCAATTGCAGATGAATTAGTCGTCAAATCATTAAGATTTTTCATATCATTTGGATGCTCACCAGTTACTCTAAGCAATCCTTTTTTTCTTTTGTTTATTGTTGAAAGATCCTTATCAGAATCAGGACCTTTTCTAAACTTTTTACCTGCTCCTCGTTGTGCATCACGAGTAAGAGCTGTTGAATAAGCATCAAGCGCTCCCTTCGTATAATTATTAATAGTTTGTTTGCCTAGTTCATCTAACTGCATATCTTTGTTTTTATGTTTGTTATAACCTGATTTTTCTTTTTTCTTCTTGTCATCTTCAACTTTAGGAACATTGAATTTGTTAAGATTCTTAGCAACTGGGTCTTTATTAGTTTTTTTAGCTTCAGCAAGTTTTAAATCTCTAATTTTAGATTTAGCTTCCATTAGCTTGTTTTTCATTACTGTCTTCTGACTTTCTGAAAGAACATCACTATCATCTAATTTTTTACCATATTCACTGAATTTCATTTCAAATTCCATATAGTGATATACGCTAGTAATATAATCAGCAGCTTTAGTAATTTTAGCTTGTACCCAAGATTCTAGTTGATCATCATCTTCTAATTTTTTAAATAATTTGTAGCTGTATTGACCTAATTTAAATAGATCAGCTTTTGCCATAGCACCTTCATGATCGATTTCACCATTTGGCAACAATCCTTGTTGATTAGTTGCATCCATTGATGGTTCATTTTGAGGGTCTAAAGGTTGAATTTCGTTTTCCATATCTAACTCCGTTATCCTATATTTATCTTCTTTTGATAATTGGACTGCTTATTATATCTTCTTCCATTGGTGCACCAAACAAACTAGTATGTTTTATATCTAATGCATTCTTGGCAACACCATTTTTATCTTTTGGTTGCTTAATTGTTGGTTGTGGTGGTGCTTTAGTTCCACTCTGCCCTGGTGAACCTGTATAAGATTTTTTACCTCTAGCTTTTCCAGGACTAATATTTGGATTTGGCACAGATGCAATATTGGCAGAACTTGTTGCCCCAGCCGTTGCTGTTTCATTTATAATCTCTGATATTCTCATATTTTTTTCTCATTATTTATTTTTGTTTCTAATAATATTTTATGTTTTATTTCATTAGATTGAGGTTCATCAAAAATATCATTTTTTCTATCAGCATTTCTACGTTTTAATGTTTCTGAAATTTTACGTCTATGTTCTTCTGATTTGGGGCATTTTCTACCTTGTAACGCTTGACTTATTTTCTTCTTAGTTTCTTCTGATAAGTTCTTACCAGTATTTGCAATCGATAATTTTAATTTTGTAATTTCTGATCTACATCCGTTGTTCTTTATTGCTTGTCTAATTTTTTCCTTTGTTTCTTCTGAATGTTTCTTTCCACTCATTGAAGTTATTTTTCTTCTTTTTGCAGCATCTGAAAGTTTTTTTCTAGTTTCAGCAGTAACTTCACCACGATAATGTCCTTTTACGCTACCATTGATACCATCTTCAATCATTAGATTTGCCCATTCTTTAGATTCTACTATATTATGACTTACCGAAAAAGCAGTTGCTTCTTCTTGTATAACGTGTTTTTCTGTATATAGATGATACCATATTGTAGTAACATCGTTACCATATATTTTTATATGGCGTGTCCACCATTTACCAGAACCTTTGTATTTTGTCGGATCTTTGCTAGTAGTTCTTCCAAAATATTTTAATCCTGTTATATTATGTTGTTTAATATATAGCCATGTTGGTTCAAATTTGTCTTTTACTAAATTATTATAAATATCCATGTTGATATCTCCATAAAGATGTTAAAGCAGATAGATATTACAGTATCGTGATCTGCATCTTTATTTAGTAAAAAAGTGTTCAAACCATTCTGGTGTTCCTGATTTAATATTTTGTTCTCTTGCTATTCTACCTTTATCACTTCCAGCAATAGATGGTAGTTGCAGTTGTCTATATTGAGCTAATGCTGCTTCACCACCTAATCCACCCAGTTGTGCAACTGCTTTAAGTTCATGAATAGGATCATCTGGAGCTAAATAGCAATCATCTTCACTTGGAGGTGCAAAATCAGCGGTTGTTATACGATACTGTTTCATTTTAAACACCGTATTTGTTTTTCTTTGCTTGACCAATAACACTTTGTGTATTGGTATTATCAAGTTCAGTACTACGATTGTTTCCTAATTTTTTTACTGGACCAGCTCCAACCATTTTAGCAGCACAATTTACCATTTCTAATTCTTCATCAGTATATGTAGCTAATAATGGATCTCCGGCAAATGCACCAGCAGCCTTTGTTGGAAAATCTGGTGCTCCAGCCAATGCTATGCCAAATCTATATTGTGTATATGCATTACCATTTGATTTGTTTTGACTAATCCCAGGCATACTAACTGCACCTTTGAACGATTTTACTTGATCAGTTGGTATTTCATTAGGATTAGCATGTATATCTGTTTCCATCAGTTGTTTATATAAATAATCTGGTTTAACCTTTCCTTCACGTATCATAATATTATACATATCTATCATAGCTTCTTCTAAACTAAATGCAGAAAGATTCTTTTGAAGTGTTCCTGGGCCAACATCGTGTGTTGAATTTTGTTTATCAACAATCCCAACTCCACCACATTCTTCTTTGACACCTTTTCGTGTACGACCTTTGAAACCTCTACCTTTTTTGTGTAAATGATTCCAAGGATTATCTACTTGACCTGCACCAGACCGTTTACCTACACTATGTCTAGAAAACATTGATAATTCTTCATCTGCTATCATATCTTCTTTTTTAATTTTTTCAGGAAGACCTTTATGTTTAGTTTTGGCAAAATCTGTTACATCTTTCTTACCCATTGACTTTGCAACTTTTGCAACTTCTGGACTAGCAGCTTTTTTACCTTTCTGAGCTGCATGAACCATTCCCATGAATTGTTGTTGATTTTTAGAAACTGCTTTCTCATCTAAGCGTTCGCCATTATTTTTAAGAATGCTATGTAATCCTTCTAAAAGGTCTTTTGGATTTAAACTTTCTTTTTTACTCATATTGTTATCCTTAACTAGATTATAAATTCCTCCATTATATCAAAGAATTTATATATTCTATTATTTATCGTTATTTCAGTATCTTCCGGGATTCCTGATACTTCATAAAATAAAAATTTATTACCTTCTTTAACAGCATTTCTTAAAGATGTAGATGAACATAGTCTATCTGTTTGAATATTAAGGATATTTTTGAATTTATAATAACCGTGTGTATTTTGGATACCATTGTATTTTATTAATGCATCAAATAACCATTGCTCGTCAGTAAAAACACGTAATTCGTTATTTTCACCGTGTATATTGTATATATGTGTTACTAACGTGAATAAATTTTGTTCTGCAATGATATTATTTTTTATAATTGGACATATTAAACCCATTAAATGGATTTTAATATCATATGGTATTGGATCATTCTTTCCATTTGTGTTTGGATTAGTTCCAATGTAAAATTGGTCACACTTTGCAGCCTGTTCCCAAACTGCTGCGTGCCCTTTATGTGGTGGGTTAAATCTGCCGTATGAAATTCCTATGGTATCCATTTATCTCTCGGTACAAGTTTAATATTTCCAAATTGTTTGGTATCATCTGCATATCTTACCCAACCTTCTGGATTATATGCCTTAACTTCACAGTCATTTTGTTCAAGTTGGTCTATTATGCGATTTTTAAGAAACCGTATATGAGAAATTAATGAAACTATTGCATTATATCCACTACGTTCATCAAATATTCGTTGTTGTATCTTGTTTTGTTGGTGTACACTTATAAAACTTTGTCTTTTAACCCAATGGTCAAATGAGGTAATAGATTGTGTCTTTATTGTGTAGTTTACCCATTTGTAAATATAATCACGAAATCCACTAACACCATCAATTGGGGTTATAAACCTATCTATATAGTTTGCATGATGATAATTCATAAGTTTTACTTTTCTTAAATCAACATTTACGTCTATTTTTGAGTAATATGGGTTTAATATAATTATTTCATCGATATTATTGAATAGATCAAAGTTGTCTAATGGTATCTGATAATCATCTTTAAGTCCAAATGCCTCAAAATATGCATGACCAACCAATAATATGTCAGATTTAGCAATACGGTTACCTAAATTAGTATCTTTATGTACCATATAACCAGTATGATTGGGATAAAAGTTGTATTCATCACCAACTATGGGTGGTTTAGACAAATACAAGGCATCAGCATACACAAAACCAACAAAATCACTGGGTGTGGCTGCATCAAATAGCGGAAATAGACTTGCAAAATGATTAGCAAACGATTTACGCTCTTCAGATACATTTTCTCTGTCTTTTCCTGATTGATTTACTATAAAATCATATAATTCATCAGGAGTAGTTGATTTACTGCCACGTGCCCAGCCATTATGACCTGTTAATATTAAAGGACCGTTAACATATTCACGTCCCCAGTATATTTGTAATCCACCATCCCATTTCATTCTAACAGAACTAGAATCTTCACATATTTCTTCAATATGTTTAATTGCTTCACGCACACCTTCAGAACCATAGAAGAATACCAAATCTTCTAAGTGATTGAATGCCCTACCAAATTTTTTCATATATTATATGTATTTTTTATGTATTGAAATTTAATATCATCGTTTGACACTGCATTTAACAATCTTTTAGGAGATCTCATGTCATATTCAGTGGCATTATGGCCAATAATGATTTTAGCTATCTCATATGGGTCGTTTGTAATGAGTTCTTTTGTATCACGAGTTAATAAGCCTTTATAAGGGCTAATCATTAGGTTGGATGATGTAAGATTTGCTAAATCACACCAGATACTAACAATAGTCTTACCTTTTACCTCGTTATTGTCATAAACGTGATCATGTAAGTATGCTATTTTAGCAGCATTTTCAATTGTTGTCAAATCTACTTGAACAATTTGGTTATTTATTGGTATACCAACATGAACACTATTACCAGTGCGAGTTGATTCATAATTTTTATAGATAAAGTAGTGTTGTAGTGTTTTTCTACTTTCTGATAGGTCTTTTGATGGGAATATTGATAAAAGATCATCAGCATCGATGAAAAAGTCTGCATCTCCGCTGATATCTTTTTTTCCAGCACTACCATATGGATATAATGTTAATCCGTGTGGTAATATTGATTTTAATGTGTTTAATAAAGTTTTATAATCTTGATGTTTTATTGGTTTAGCATTTGAAATTGCATTTCCACTCATTAGTCATATTTACCGTCTTTTATATGTTTACAAACCTCTTCATGCATCTTTTCACATACTTCATTACATAATTTCTCATCTAATGTGTCTGGCAATTCACGAATTGGAAATTCTTTTAAGTACATTTTATAACATTCTTGTATTGCAGGTTTAAAAATGTCTTGTTTAACAGTTTTTTTGTTTTTAATTGCTTCCATACATTTTGCAATATTTTTATGCATATGTTTACGATATGCATCATCGTTGTTATGCATGAAAAATATCAAATCTTCGGCCAAGTCAAAATCTATTTCACTTTCTCCGTCATCATTGATTTTTTTAACAAATTGTAAATTGTCGAAGTGTTTACCTTCTAATAGTTCTATAATACGCATAGTTTAAGCCCAGTTAATAATATGTATTTATCCATTAACTGGGCTTAATTTTATGTTTTACACCAATTCTTCTTCTATTTCTTCTACAATAGGCAAATTAGGTGCAGTTTTTGCTACTTTTGGTGTTTTAGCCTTTGAAGTTAAAACAATTTTATCATCATCGATACCAATTGTCAACATACCGCCATTTTTCAATTCACCAAATAGCATCATTTTAGCTAAATCACGTTTAATTTCTTTATCGATTACTCGATGTAATGGTCTAGCACCCATTTTTGGGTCAAACCCTTTATCAACTAACCAATTAACAGCTTCTTTGGTAACTTTGATACGAATTGCTTTTTCTTTAACTTGGTCACGAACTTCATCGATGAATTTATTAACAACTTTAACCATTGTTTCTTTACCAAGTTTATTAAACGTAATAATTCCATCTAAACGATTACGGAATTCTGGTGTCAAGAATTTTTTCAAATCAACATCATTATATGCTTTTTCTTGAGTACCAAATCCAATATTATTCTTTTCAGATGTTTGTGCACCAGCATTTGTTGTTAATATCAACACTAGGTTACGACAATCTGCACGTTTACCATTGGAACCAGTTACAAAACCATTATCCATAACTTGTAATAACACTGTCATTACATCTGGATGTGCTTTTTCAATCTCATCCAATAATAATACTGCATTAGGATGCTCTTGAATTTGCGTAATCAATAATCCAGAATTTTCTTCAAATCCAACATATCCTGGAGGACTACCGATCAATTTACTGATACTATGTTTCTCTTGATATTCTGACATATCAAATCTAATTAATGTAGAACCTAAATGTTTAGCTAATGCTTTAGCAGTTTCAGTTTTACCACATCCAGTTGGACCCATAAATACAAATGAACCAATAGGTTTATTTTCTGGTTTTAATCCAGCTTGTGCTACTAAGATTTTATCAACAACTTCAGTCAATGCAGTATCTTGACCATATACTTCTTCTTCCAATTTTTCTTGTAATGAAGATAGTGTATTACTCTCTGTTTCCATTACTTGTTCTTCTGGAAGATTAACCATTTTAGCCAATTCAAACTGAATTTCTTTTTCAGATACGATTCTAGTATCAGCTAATTTTAAATTAAAACGTGAACAAGCACAATCAATCAAATCAATAGCTTTATCTGGCAATTTTTTATCAGCTTGATATTTTACTGACAATTTAATAGCAGCTTGTAAAGCATCATCTTTAATTTTTACATCATGATGTTTTTCATAATACTTTTTAATGCCTTTTAAAATTTTAAAAGTCATTTCCTGAGTAGGTTCATCTACTGTAATTCTTTGGAAACGACGCATTAAAGCACGGTCTTTTTCAAAGTGTTTACGATATTCTTCCCAAGTAGTACTAGCAATAACTTTGATATTACCTTTACTTAACGCTGGTTTCATCATATTAGATAAATCATTTGCTGAATTATTGGCAGCACCAGCACCACTGATCATGTGTGCTTCGTCAATAAATAGAACAGTTTTGCCTTTCTTTTCTAATGCTTTTAATACTTGTTTAAAACGTTCTTCAAAATCACCACGATATTTTGATCCAGCTAACATAGCGGAAATATCAAGATTAAATACAGTATAATCTTTTAAGAAATCTGGAACAGCACCATTTACAATGTTATATGCCAAACCTTCTGCGATTGCAGTTTTACCTACACCTGGATCACCAACTAATATAACATTATTTTTGCTACGACGACCCAGTGCCAATGAAATATTTTCTAATTCATCAACTCGTCCAATAACAGGATCAACTTTATTCTTCTTAACCTGAACATTTAAATCAGTAGTGTATGATTGTAGTGCTTTTACTGAGCGTGGATCTTGTGAATCAGCAGGAGCATCATTTGTTTCAATTGTTGTAGATAAATAATCAGCAAACTTTTCTTTTTCTATATTTGCTTGTGTGATATAGAAATATGCCCAACTACGTTTTTCATTTAACAACATTAGAAATGCATCGGAAATTTCAACAATTTGTCTATTGTTAAAAATAACTTGTGTGAATGCTTTATTCATCATTCTTTCAAATGATGCTGTTTTTTTAGGATGAATAACAGTATCAGTTGATGTAATATCTTGACATTTAGTTGTCAAATGGTCAGAAATAGTTTTACGTAATTTAGATGCATCTGCGCCAAACCCATTAATACAATCAACAAAATTTTGGTTTGATAACATTGAAAACAATACGTGTTCAATTGTTACATATTCATGATTTAGTTTTTTAGCAGCATCAGCCGCGTTGCTAAATACTTCTTCTAATTCTTTGCTTGGTTCTACCATTTTATTTCCTTTGTTATTAAAGATTGTTAATTTCGTTATTAAGTTGTATCAATTTATTAATTAAGTCAACATTTTTTATAATTGGTGTCTTAATTTTAATAGATGATACAAATCTACCTTTCTGCCCATTATGTATATTTGTAAATCCACAGCTGGCCCTTGCATATTCAGTTCCGGTTTCAACACCTGGTCGAATGTCTATAATCATTTCTTCACCAGATACAGAAGTAACAGTTTTAGTGCAACCAATCATTGCTTCAATTGGGCTAATTTCAACAGTAGTATACACATCATTCCCACGTCTGTCAAATTTTTTATCAGGAATAATAACAATCGTTACGTGTAAGTCACCTCTAGGTATACTTGGTATTGAATCATCACCAAGTCCATTATACCTTATAACATTTCCATTTTCAATACCTGGTGGGACATCAATTACCACAGTTTGTGGTTTGCCACTTGGTAAAGTATAGCTTGCTTCTAACTGCTTACCAGTAAATGAATCAGCAAATGAAATTTGGCAAGTCAAATTTAAGTCACGATTCTTATGCATTTGTCTGCCACGACCAAATATATCGCCAAATGGATGTGATCCTCCAAAAGCTGCACTGAAAAAATCGGTAAAATCATGTTGTGTTGTATAAGAATTAGAATACCCAAATGTTTGTTGGTTATCATATTCTGCTCGTTTTTGAGGGTCTTTAAGAATTTCATATGCTTTTTGAATTTCTTTAAATTTTTCAGCATCACCAGATGCTTTATCAGGGTGAAAAATTGCTGCTTTTTTTCTATAAGATTGTTTTATATCTTCGATTGATGCATCTTCTGATACTTCTAATATGTTATAATAATTCATAATATTCCAGTTAACGTTTTAATTATGATTATTATATCAATATAAAATTTATTTGTCAAGTATTTTTACATAAAAATAATAAATAATAGTGCAATCCACGATACTAGAAATATCTGATTGCTCTAACACTGTAAGGAGTGCCAGCATGAATATTTATCAAAATACAACAGATTTATTTCGTTTTTATGTGTATGCATATATTCGAAAAACAAATTCAACAACAGCAAAAGCAGGAACACCGTATTATATTGGAAAAGGGTGTTTTAATCGAGCTTGGAATAAACATAAATCAATTCCAGTTCCCCAAGATGCATCATTCATAGTAATAGTTGAAAAGAACTTGTCAGAAGTTGGTGCACTAGCGATTGAGCGTAGATTAATTAGATGGTATGGACGAAAGGACATCAATACTGGTATTTTGCTTAATAGAACCGATGGTGGTGATGGTATATCTGGATATAAACAAAGCAAAGAAACGATTATCAAACGAATTAATAAAACAACTGGAAAAACTAGATCAGAAGAAACAATTCATAAAATGAGAGTTGCACAAACTGGAATAAAACGGACAGTAGAGCAAAATATACGAAATTCAATTGCACAATCTGGAAAAACAATGTCTGATGACACTAAAATAAAAATTAGTATAGCAAATACCGGTAAGAAGCATTCGGAAGAGTCAAAACATAAGATGCGGATTTCACAATTAAACAGATCTATAGATTGTGATTATAAACGGTCAATATCTCTGTTAGGGCATACTGTAAACGATGTAACTAGACAAAAAATTGCAATCACATTAAAATCCAGACCAAATATTTTATGTCCACATTGTGGGATATATACACGTGATGGAAATTATATTAGGTGGCATGGAGATAATTGTAAATATAAATCATAATAAAATCAAGTTGTGGTTAAAATAGTTATGTTGCCATTATACTATATTTAACCACATATTGTCAAGTATTAAAACTTATTTTTTATTTACTTTTTCAGGAATTTTAGTTCCTTCATATTTTTTATGTTTTTTCTTTACTTTTTTCTCAACTTTTACAGCTGGTGTTTTATCAGCCGCTACAGATAATGCAGGTGCTGATAAAGACAATGATATCAATAATGCTAGTACTAAATTCATATGTTTTCCTTATAATAGTGGTTGTTCTGGTTGTACCGGTGCTGCTCCAAATTTACCAAACGCAGGGGCTGGTGCTGTTGCTGCTGATGTAGGCGCTTGCGCATAACTTGATGTTGGTGCAAATGACGGTGTTGGCACAACACTTGGAGTTGGCGTTGGTGAATATGAACTCATCATCCCACCACCAAAACTTGGTG